ATCAACCCAGGTATAGACTGGCCAGTCGCTTAAGATTCCGGATCCTTTGGCGCGTAATAGTTAAGCCCAGATCGGGCCGGCGCGGTGATGGGTACAGGTGGCGACCCTCTGAAAAGATATAAAACTAACTGTAAAAAGTTCATTTTTTACGGAAAAAGTTACGGAATGAAGGCCGGGCCGGTAGATGGGCCAGTAACACAAAAAGCGTTTTTTTTGCTCAACGAAATCCGCCGATTGGCTTCCGTTTCGCACCCCCCGGGTCGCACTGTAGTAAGCTCCCATAGATTTTACGAGCTATTTTTGGCTAATTGGTATTTATCGTTTATCGATATATTTTAAAGGGTTCAAGCAATCCTTTTTTTAAAATAAAACAACCACTACTGGAAGCCTTTCCTAAAGGGTTACGCAAAGGGTTACCGAAAGGCTCCCTATATGTATATGTTTATGATTATGTATATGATTATGTATATGATTATGCCTATGATTATGTAAAAGAAGGAAACATTTCAAAAAAAAATTTGTATATTCAAAAGTGGAAGTTCAATGCCGCAATAAAGTTTTTGATGTATTTGAAATTTCAGAAGCTGACAATCTTGGAATAGAGTACAGCGCTGATTGGCGTAATGCATCCAAAGGCGATTGGGTATTAACTGCTGATGAAAAGGTTTTACAGGTATTAGGCCGCAGGGACTATAAAAAAGACAGAAAGAAGAAGATATATCTAATCAGAACCGGTTATGGTGAAACTCCGACATACAAATCTCAGCTATATTCTCGTAAACGCCCTGATTACGAGTGGGACACCCGCTACAAAAAGGGTTTAACAAGAAATGTCAAGCCCACAGCCTTACAGAGCGCTTTCATTCACCAGCTTACAGAAAACTTTCAACCTGATGACCGTGGAATGTGGAGCGTTCCTGACATCCTTGATGCCTATATGTCCGTATATTGTGATAATAATCCGTCAAGCTCTCTCCGAAGGGCAATGGCAATACTTAGGAAGGACACTGTAAAAACTGCTATGTCAAAAATTATGAAAGAGCGTCTGGAGTCTGTCGGCATTGATGACGAATATGTCGCTAAAAAGTATAAAAAGTTTATTGAGGATAATGAAGCACCCGCCAGTACACGCCTTCAGGCACTCAACCGGGTTAGCGACATTATGGGCCATATCGAGAAAAAGGAAAGCAGCACAGAACATACCCTTGTTATGCTTTCAGAGGGTGATAAAAAATTACTTGCACAACACAAACGCAAGCTGCCTGATAAAAAAATAAGCGAAATGATCACAAATGGCTCAAATGGAACAGCGTCAAAAAACATCAGTTCAGCTTAAACGGGACATTGAGGACATCAGTGTCGGATTTATCTGCATCGAAGGGAAAACATATGACATTCCTCCGGCTGTTACTGCCTGTATCATTGATATTCTCGATGAAATAGACGAACTTGAAAATTTACTGTTAAATTTGAAACACTCTGATAATGTCGCACGATCCTGATCGCAAAAAAATACTGCAAAGAATGTATCTTGATCCATTTTTCTTTGCCGAAGTCCTTTTTGGGGACGAAAAAAACCATATGCACTACCATATGCGCTGCGCTTCACCAGAATTTCACAAAGAAATTTTTAACGACCTGCTAAAATTGGAAAAAGGCGACAAAATGGCGGTGGTTGCACCCAGAGGACACGCAAAAACTACCCTCGTTTCGTTTATTTACCCGCTTCACCAGATGCTTTTTGGAGAAGAAGACTTTATTCTTTTAATTTCTGAGTCAGAAACGCAGTCTAAGTATCTTTTAGAGGCGATTGGAAGCGAAATCGAGTATAATAAAAAAGTTCACGAATATTTTGGCAATAGAATGGGAGAAACCTGGGGGAAAGAAGAAAAAGAAGTTATTACCGGCTTTGACGAGTATGGAAAACCGTCTGGAATGTGTAAAGTGCTGATCCGCGGAACCGGGCAGAAAGTTAGAGGTTTGAAATATGGGCCGTATCGTCCTACATTAACGATCATTGATGATGGCGAAGGCGAATCAAACACGATGACTGAACTGTCAAGGGATAAATTTAAAAGATGGTTCAATGCAGCGGTGATCCCCGGATCGACAGATGCAAAATTGTGTTTTATCGGAACCATTGTTGACGATAATTCGTATTTAAACAGAATTGCAGGACGCAGATCATACAATAAGGCTGGAGAGCGAATCGTAAAGGGATGGAAAACTCGATTCTATCAGGCAATTCCACAAAATGTGGACGAAGGGCATTTTACTGCGTCTGGCAAAGAATATAAAAAAAATAGGCAAGTACAAGTTTTATGGAAGGAACATAGACCGTATAAATGGCTGAAAGCAGAAAAAGACAGATTGTCTTCTGAAGGTCATGTATCGTATTTCTATCAGGAATATCAGAATATTCCGATGGATGATTCGTTTAGAGTCTTTAAAGAATCCGATATACAGTATTGGGACGGACACTATTCGTACGATGGCGGTCAATCTTATGTTACTAAAATATCTGAAAAAGGCGAGGAAAGAGTTCCTGTTAACATTTTTGTGGGCGTTGACCCAGCTTCCTCGGAAAACAAAAAAGCTGACTACACTGTAATTATGGTCATTGCTGTCGATCCTAACTTTAACATTTATGTGATCGACTATTTCAGGGGGCAGGTATCTCCTATGGACGGAGCAGACCGCATATTTGCAATGGCTGACATTTATAACCCGCGGGATATAAAGATTGAAGAAACAGGCCATGTTATGCTGGCGGATTATATCCAGAGAAGAAGCAAGGAGTCCGGCAGGTTCTTAAACATTAATCCTAAAAAAGCAATTAAAAATAAATATTACCGTATCAAACAGATGCAGCCGTACTTTGCGTCTAAAGCGATCTTTGTCAAACAAACACACTATGATCTCATCGATGAACTTCTACAGTTCAAAGAAGTGGGATCGTTTAAAAAAGATACGCTTGATGCCCTGCGCTGGGCGCTGGATGATATGTGGAAACCGAACCTGCAGTTCAAGGGCAATGCCTGGGTCGAGCCTGAAACAAAGAAACTAAAGGCTGATTGGGAAACCGGTCAGGTATTCTATAGCTGATGGCAATAAGTATAAAAAAACTTGATCTTCCAAAAATTGATCACACCGAAGTGTGGCACGAATATAAGCTGTTTCAGTCTTCAGGCGAGGAGTGGCGCTATCAAATGGCTGAAGATGAAGATTTTTATCTCGGCAACCAACTGACAGATACCCAAAAAGAGTATCTTGAATCCGTGGGACAGCCGCCGGAGGCTAATAATAAAATTAGGCCGGCTGTTGAAACTGTGTTGGCAAACATAGCGGCGGCTTCCCCCGAATGGGATGTGCGTCCTATTGGCAAGACCGACAACGATATGGCTTTTGTCTGCAATCAAATGCTTGATTGGATATGGCGGGAATCACAAGGAGATGTCCAGTTCCGTAAAGCCTGTAAAGATTTTATTGTCAAAGGACTTTCTTATTTCTATGTATATCCCGATTGGAACGCAGACGGCGGAATGGGTGGGGTGAGAGTGCGCAGGCTGTCGCCGGAATCGGTATTTGTTGATCCCAACACGATGCTTTCTGATTATTCTGACTCGTCTTCAATGATTTTTTCAGATTTACATACAAAACAAGCACTAAAAGCTGTGTTTCCGCAATATGCGAAAGAAATCGAGGAAGCAAGAGAAGATCACGAAGTCAATGAACAGGGTTCTGGAAAATATTCAAGAGATGAAGTGTGGACAAGAGATGATGTAGGTAAAGATCATCAAGAAATGGTTCGTAAATATGTGCGTTTTAGCAAAGTCAATGTCCCAATGGCAATGATTACCGATATGAATACCGGTAAATCACAAAAATTTAACCGTGATCAGTACAAGGAAATGATAAAAGACCAGCGCTATAGCGAATTGGTAAACCAAAGTATGCTGATGGAAGAACTTGTGTATGAAAAACATATCAGGGAAGTTGCCCTTTTCGGCGACCAGATTATATACGATGAAGTTCTGCCTATCACCGAATATCCAATCATTCCCGCCTGTAACGAACATACCTCTACGCCATACCCTTCCGGAGATGTGCGCCATTCAAAATCACCGCAGCGGATGCTCAACAGGACAGAAGCGCTTTTGATCTCACATACCAGCGCTACAACAAATTTTAAATTGCTTTATGAGGACGGCGCGATCGATCCGGGTGAAGTTAATAAGTGGCACATTCCAAATGCGCTAATTCGGGTTAATCCGGGTGCTTTGAGGGAGCAGAAAATAAAAGAGTTCGCGCCGCCCTCCGTTAGCAGCCAGTTATATACAGAAAAACAACGATATGAACTTGACATTGAACAGGTTTTCGGTGCATACAAATATCTTCAGGGATCAGCATCGGACGCACCGGGATCCGTAGGTGAGGCGCAGATCGTTGATGAAGCAGTGGCAAGAAAACAAAATTGGAAGATACTTCCGGTGTATGATATGATAACTAAAGCAGCACTGGTGGCACAGGAGTGGATGCCTCATGTTTATACAAGCCAAAGAACTTTGAGAGTGGTAAATCCTGATGGACAGGAAAGAGAATTAATGCTGAATGAACCGGTAATTGACGATAAGACCGGAGCTGTAATGAAAATGTATGATATGCAGTCTGCAAAAGTAGATATAAAAGTTGTGATCGGTAGCACAAGGGCAAAATCACCAGCAGCTGATCTGCAAAGAGATTTGGCTCTTTTAAATGCCGGCATATACGACAGGACACAGGTGATTATGAATATGCAGGGAGATATGGATAAAGCATCATTGATCGCACGGCATAGTGAAATTCAGCAGCTTCGCGGTGCAGTTGAACAGATGGAAGAACAGATGAAACAGCTGCAGGGAGATATGCAGACACGCGAAAGAGAAATATTCCACGCTAATATGAGAGCAGAAATTGCTGAAGCGACCAAGCCAGTGCAACAGGCTTTAAGCAATGTAAAGGCGAACGCAAAACTTGAAGAAGCGAGACAGAGAGATGCCTCGAAAAAGGTAAAAGAGGGTGCATCTTCTGTTCTAAACGCGATTAACTCTGAAACAGCG